GTAAGTTGTCGAGCTTGTAGTTGCAGGGCTATCTAAAAAACTATTGTTAGCATATAAATAACTATTAAAAGACGGAACTCCTTGCGCCCTTATGTATTGGTATTGGCTACCTGTTCCGCTTGTAGTTCCAATAGTGGTCGTATCTCTGCGTATTCTCCAATTTATACCAGCATCATCTCCACCTGCGACCTGATACCTTTGTGAAATTAAAACCAAAATTGTAGAAGTGGCTAAGGTTGGAGTAATGGTTGCGGTTAATCCTGTATCTGTAAAAGTGCCTGTGTTTATAGTCGTTAAAGTTGTTGTTGTTCCGCTGACTACTTGCAACACTTTACCACCAGCCGCGCCCGCCGCCCATTTCATACCGGTAGCTTCTGCGCTGTCGGCTGTAAGAACCGTATTGTTAGAACCTATAGCTAAACGGCTAAAAGCGTCGGCTCCTGTTCCGGCCACTAAATCACCTTTAGCGTCTATAGCTGTAGCCATAGAATTAGTTACGGTTACGGTTCCAGAAGTTCCGCCGCCGCTAATTCCTGTTCCGGCGGTTACTCCGGTTATATCTCCTTGATCGTTATTTATCCAAGTAAAATCTAAATCGGTGGCGGAAGTTTTACTTAAAATTTGGCCGGTAGTTCCGCCGTTTAAATCGGCTAAATCTGTGTCTACGGCTTGTCCGAAAACTTCAAAATCTGCCGGAAGGTCTGTAACTAAATCCGTCGGCTCTGGCATTTGCCAGCCGAAATTACTCGTAGGGTTACTCATTTATCCATTTCTCCTTAAGCGACTATCGTCGCATTTATCCACTCTAACGTAGGGTTAACAGTATTCCATGTTTCCGGCGCGGGAACACTCTGCCACCTCATAGCTTGAAGACTAAAAGCTAAGGGAGAAACGAATAGCGTTATTCCTACTTGGTTATAACTAGCTTGGAACGTCCAGCCTTCGACGAAGCCTTGGAACCCACCGGAATTCATATTTAAAGGTAGATCGGTAATATTTACCGGTAAACCCATAAAAACGTTTATAAGTGAATCTCTATCGGCATTATCTACTAAATTATTAGTTAAATCGTAAGCAATAGAATTAAAGACCGGTTGGGGATAAGCTCTAAGCTCTAAATAAAAGGCGGCTTGGTCTTCCGCGTCGGCGGTGTGTTTTAAATAAGTATCGAAGACTTGTCCAAGTTTTCCGTAAAGAGCTATTGAAGTTAAATCTTCGGCTTCGTAACTCTGATTTCCGTTAGTTCCGTATTTAATAGTAATTACATTTCTAACGTCTCCGGATCTGGTAGTAATCATTAGACCGGCCGCTCGAGCTTCGGCCGCGCTTAAATCTGTATAACCGTTAACCGATAAGTAAGTAGTTCGGTGAGTCGAATCGTCGTAGCTAATTTGTCCAAGCGAATTTTCATATAAAATTCCTAAACCGCTTAAAGCTATGTTTGTCGCTAAAGTATAAACATCTATTGCCGAAGATCCTCGAGCAATCAAAGTGTAATTTCCCGGACGGTCAATCTCTCCTAAACCCGTGTTTTCTGCGTCTTGCCATTGAACAGTAGGGTCATAAGTAGCCCACGTTAAAGCCGGTGGAACCGCTTGCCATTGTGCTAATAAAACAGTTCTTAAGACTTCGTAAATTTGATCTCCGTCGCCGTCTTCGGCTAAAGAATCTAAATATAAAGCTTTCGGTAACCTAGCTAAAGCTCCTAAAGCTGTAATCGTGTAACTCTGAGAATAACCCACGTTACCGATTTCGGAAATACTTAATTCTAAATCTGTAATAGTTCCGCCGAAAATTGGCACGTAAACCGAAGCGGAATCTTGAAGTTCTATCGAGACGGTTTGGTTAATTTCAAAAGTTAGTAAAGTCTGGTCTAAATTTATTAAAGTTAAATTAGCGTAACCGGCCACGGCTTGAGTATAAATATCGGTTCGGCCGGAAGTAATGGTTAAATTAGCTAGAATTAACTCCGTGTAATCTACCGAATTTATTTTTAAACGCCATACTGGAGAGAAGTTACTCATTAGGAAGTAAAGGCGAATTGGCTCGCGCCTTGGGTTCCTCGAGCTTGGGATCTATTCAATAAGTCGATAATTTGACGCGACACGCTTTCCCCGTCTAAAGCTCCGTTTACAGTTATGTTATAAGTATTACCGCCGCCTAAAGCGGAGTTAGGAGTAATCGTTCCGCTAGAGCTTGGGGTAAATAATTCGGCTCCACGCTCTCCGACTAAATAGCTAGTTCCGCCCATCACCGAACCGCCGGAAGCTCTGCCACCACCGAAAGGGTTTAACCTAGAAGCTATAGATCCTAAATTTATATTACTTACTAAAGCTATTAAAGTTTTAATCCCACTTATAGCCGAATCTACTATATTTACTAAAGTAGCGAAGATAGTAATTATTCCAGAAATCACACTTCCTAAAACTTCAAAAGATTTACCTAATACAGTTCCTAAAAACGGAGCAAGATATTTAGAAGCGAATTCAAAGAACGCTTGAAATAAATCGAATAAAGGCTTTAATTTATCTTTATTATTTTCTAAGGATTTACTTACGCTCCCGAACGCTTTAGAAATACCAGCTAAAGCCGGCTCGAAAAAGTTAACTATTGCCGGAATTAAAGTTTTTGTAATAAACTCCCAGTATTCTTTAAAGACCGGAATTAAGACTTCGGTAAAAAAAGTAGCTAAGTTGAGAAAGACAGGCGTTAGTTTTTCTCCTATTGACGTAGCTAGTTCACTAATTACTGGAACTACGTTTTCTACGAATAAAGTTAACATAGGAGTAATCGCGTCTATTACAAAGCTTCCGACCGTCTCTTTAGCTTCGTTAAAAACTATTCCTAATCTTCCCATTTTCCCGCTAAAAGTGTCGGCGGCTATGGCGGCTTGGCCGGCGAAAGTATTACTTAAAGTTTTAGTAATTTCGTCAAAAGACATAGTTTTAAGTTGAGCGGCTGATAATCCTACGCCAAGTTTTCCTAAACCGGCCGCGTTACCTTCGTAAGCTTTTCCTAACGCCATAGATATAGCTTCTAAACTTTTACCACTTCCGGCAGAAATATCTAAAGCTAATCCTTGTAATTTCTGAGCTTCGGTAACGTTTCCAGTAGCTCGAACTAGACGCTCTAAGCTCGGCCTTAAAAGATCGTCGGTAACGTTATTAGCTATAGAAGTTTTAGTAATATAATTTTCGACCGCTAGAGTTTGGTTTTTAGTAGCTCCGGTAACGTTCATTAAAGTAGCGGCTAATTTAGCTTGAGCGGCTTCGTCTTCGGCGGCGGCTTTTACTCCGTCTATTAAAAGTTTTCCAGCGTAGGCCACGGCGGCGACACCGGCGGCGGCGAAAGCTAATCCGGCTTTTTTACCAAAATCTCCTACTTTAGAGCCGAAACTTTCTACTTCTTTAGAGCCTTGATCTAAGCCTTTAGATAAACCGGCGACGTCGGCAAGTAAGGAAAGTTTTAAGGTTCTAGTTCCGGCGGCCATTACGTCCACTCCTTAATAACGGAATCTAATCCTTCTTCCCATTTAGCTATAAGATAAGGCTGTTCTTCTTTAAGTGTTGGATAAATAAACCAGCCTTTAGAACCGCCGTTTTTACCTTTACCAGACCACACCGGAAATTGTTTATATTTATTAGATCCAAATTCATAACCGCCGAGAATACCTATTCCGCCTTCTCCGCCTTGGTTAATCTGTGTAGTTCCGCCGCCGCTAAATTTCTGCGAAGCGTAACCTATATTTATTTCTCCCACTTTAGAAGACTTAGCTACTTTAGCTCCTTGAGCTATTCGAGAAGAAACTTTATTATTTTTCATAGATCCGGCCGTAACAACTATTTTACCTTTTAGATATTCTACTAAAGAACCGGATTTTTCTTTAGCTTGTTTTACGCCTTCTTCGTCCATGGTTTTAAAAGCGCGAGTTATTGAACGAAGTTCGCTCTTATCGTAAGTGATCGTTTCACTTGCCACGCTTCGACTCCAGTATCTCTAAGGCTGTTAAAATTTCTTCGGCGGTTTCCCATTGGTTCATGGGAATATGTGTAGCTATAGCGAGTTCCACTAAAAGCCGGCTTAGGCTTCCTCGCTTGTAACTTTTGGGAGTTCTTCTCCGACCGTTACGTCGGCAATAGTCTCCGTCCAAGCTTCTAAAGGTTTTACAGATTTACCGCCAGCGTTTCGTTTCATGGAGTTATAAGCTAGAAAAAGGAAATCTGTAATCCCCATTTTCTCGCCGGCTTGTTGAACCGTAAAGCCGCTTTTAGCTTCCCACTTAACGAATTCCGGCGGTTGAGCTGTAAAGGTTTCTTTACTTCCGTCATTAAACTCGATAGTAATTGGTAATTTCATGCTCCCGATCCTTTCTTAAGGTTGAAGTTCTGGAGTAGTAATACAGGTAAAGACTAGCGATACGGTTTGAGCGTCTGGAGCTGTTCCACCGGCGGAAGGCTGTATCGGCTGAACTTCGAATTCAAAAACCACTCCGGTGTCGGCGGTTAAAACTACGGCTAAACCGGTGTCCGGAGCTGAAGTAGCGGCCGTCCATAAAGCTTCGCATAATGAAGAACCGGCTCCCCAATCGGAAAGCATTTCGACGGCGAAGGATCCTTGAGTATCCAAGGTCTTATAACTTTTTCCGGAAAGTGTCTGATAAGTTTCGATCGTAGTGTCTACGGTCAAAATAGCCGACGTAGCTTGAGCGGAATATTGAGCGGCGTCGATAGTAAAGCTAATATCTCTACCGGTGATTATTGTAGTAGGCATTTATTTATTTCTCCTTATGTTTGGTGGTAGTAAGTGTAAACGTCTAAATCTGAACTTAAAAAATTACCGGTTCCGACGGTAATAATTGAAGGCCGAGAAAAATTTCCTATAACGTAATTAGTCGGGATTTCTTCTAAAATTTCTATCATAAGTTCTTCTAAATTATTTAAAGCTCCAGCGTTATTATTATAAGCCACTATTGCGCTTATAATTAAGTTAACTTTTACTTTAATAGTAGTTTTACCAATTAAAACATTTTCCAGATACGGCGAATTTGGTAAAATTGAACAGGCTGGCGCGATAATTGTTTCCGGTGGTGATCCGTAAACCGAAGCGGTAATATTTTCTAAAGCTGTAGCTAAAGGATCTCTTACCGTGTCTAGTATCGAGCTCATTATTGAGCCATACTCTCGACGTCAATATAAGAGCTTAAAAGCCCAATTACTCGATTTTGAAGTGATCTACCGAGAACGAAAGGCGAAGGATTTTGATCTATTGAGCTAGTCATATTTCCCGAAGCTGTTACGCTCTGAAAAATTTCTACCGATACGACTAAAATCGCACTATGAACCGGAGCGGCGTTAGCGTATAGCTCGGCCGCGCTTGAACCGTCCAGAACGGCAACACCGGACGGAATCACGGGGATCGTAGTAGCCGTATCTGGAAGGTCTGTAGCCGCACTAAAGGCGAAAGGTAAATAAGAAGAATCGTCTACGGTGTAAGTATCGTCTACGGCTCCTAAACCGGTTATAACTATATCTTGATCTTGAACGAAATTATTTCTTTTAATAAGATTAAAAGTAATAACTTCGTCTAATACTTTATAACTAGCGATCGAATTATTATTAGAAGTTAACATAGGTAAAATTGTTAACTCCGCCGAATCTATTATTTCTTCTAAATAAGCGTCGGAAAATAAAGATTCGCTAACGCCTAAAACGTTGCGTAATTCGCTCGGGGTAACTATAGGCATTAGCGAACCTTTCTCTTCGGCTGGCTAACTCGGGAGCGAATTAGCCATGATTATTTAGTAATTAAGCTTTATTATTAGCGAACGCACCGGCTCCGATTTTAGGAGCTATTGCTCCATAAGAGTAAACCATTACGGAAATTTGACCAGAAGCGATTACGTCGGCGCGAAGGCGATAAGAACCGCTTTCATACCAAGTATAAGCTTCGGGATCTACGATAATAATAGAACCGTCGGTATCTGTTCCAGCCGTTGTGTTAGCTGTAACGAATAGATCCAAACCGGCAATATTTCCACGAATAGAAGTTGGGTTAACTTGTCCACCGGTAAAGTTATTAGTTCCGGCGGCTACGTTATAAAGTGGAGCTCCATTATTATTAAGAGTCATAGCATTAGCCCATTGGCTAGTGTTCATAATAATATTTCTGGCGAAGCGTTGAGTTCCAGAATATACCGAAGCTGATCCACGGCTAACTATTCCCAATAACTCGGCGGCTGTTGGGTAAGTAGCTGTAGTAGTAGCGTCGAACGTACAGTTAGCGAGTAATGCGGCGTTAACGGCTGAATCTTGCGCTTTAGCCATTTGTGCGGCCATGTTTGAAAGAAGCTCGTTAAAGAATAAAGGACTCGACCTGTCTAAAATTTCTGTCGAGAACGTCTGTTGGCCAGCGAACTTCTGAACACTAATACTGATGAAGGCCGCGTTTTGATCTGTATTACTTGGAGTTCCGGCTTCGGCTGTAATTGCTACAGTAGGAAGTTGCGTAATTTTTGGAATCTCGAAAGTCATACCAGCGTCCGGCAGAACTCCGCGAGAAATTGCGTCGATATTGGAACGAACGCCATTAGCTAGACCGTTAATTACTTCGTTTAATTGACGAGTAGGAACGAGACCGGCGTTATCTGTTGTATCGGCGGCGGCCGCTACATAT